GCGCTACTGTATGGGAACCGGGGGCGAGAGAGCCTCCACCATCCACGTACCACCGACACGCAATCATGGCCACCGCCCCCTCCCTGGAAGTCCGCAAGATCGGCCGCTCCTTTGCTATCTGCGCTGGCAAGTCAGTCTTTCGCCGCTTCCGCTCTGAGGCCGCAGCGATTGCCGATCTTGAAGCGAACCATGCCCTCTGGTCCTACTGGGCTGGTTCTGTTGGCGTCTCCGTCGAGAACGCCGAGTGGGTCACCGTCAACGCCTGACCCCTTCCGCCCCGGCCAACCGCCGGGGCTCAATCACCACACCACCGCGCCGCTAGCCATGCACAGAACCAGAGAGTTATTCCTTTTGACTGATTGGAGAACAGGTGAGCCGATTTACCTGGATCCAAACCAAATCGCTTTTATCCAGCAAATTGTTGCCGATGACACTCGTTCTAGGCGCACCCGCGTTGATCTTTGCTCAGGCAATCAGGTCTTTCTCGTCAAAGAGGAAGCATCTCAAATTGCTTTAGCCAGTGGCCGCGGTTTTTTTAATCCGAAAGAATTTCGACAGCCCACCTGATCAGCCTCCCCGCCCCGGCCCACCGCCGGGACTCAACCCACAACCGCCCATCCCCCCCCTCCCATGGAACCAACCCTTCCAACCATCCACATCAACGGCACCGGGGCCGCCACCCTGGAAGCCGAATATCAAGCGGCCCGGCTGGCGGTCGCCGCTGCCGCCGAGCAGCGGCGCATCCGGGAGGGTCGGTGATGACCACCACCCAACCCCCGGACCTGCACGAGCTGACGGCGCGGCGGGTCCACAACCTGCCGCCAGAGTGGCGAGCTGGCGTCTACCGGAGCCTGCCCCCCCTGGGCCTTGAATTGACCGGTGCGGAGCCGATCGGCACCATCCGCCGCGGCCCACGGAAAGGCCGGCCGAAGTGGCCGCCACGGAACCAGTGGCGTGCTGTGGTGATCAGCACTGAGCACGTCGCCGAAACCCGACGCCAGTGGGAGGAGGAGACCGGCCTCTGCAGCCATTGCGGGGGCAGTGGGCAACAGGTGCAAAGGGTTTCTATCACTGAAGGCGTTTCGTACCGAACGTGCACGGCCTGTGGCGGCACGGGCAAGGCGGGAGGGGGGCGATGAGCGCTTACGCTGACTTCCTGGATCGCAAGCTCCACACCGGCGCCGACCACGGATTCGAGCCGGTGTTCATGCCGCACCAGCTGTTTGACTTTCAGCAAGCCCTCGCTCAGTGGGGCGTGCGCAAGGGCCGCGCCGCGATCTTTGCGGACTGCGGCCTCGGCAAGACCGTCATTCAGCTCACGTGGGCCGAGAATGTGGCTCGCCACACTGATCGACCGGTGTTGATCCTGACCCCGCTGGCGGTCGCCGCACAGACCATCCGCGAGGGCGAAAAGTTCGGCATCGAGTGCCACCGCTCCGGCGATGGCAGTGTGCCGGGGCGCATCGTGATCACGAACTACGACAGGCTCCACCTGTTCAATCCCGCTGATTTCGGCGCAGTGGTCTGCGATGAATCGAGCATCTTAAAGTCTTTCAATGGCTCCACCCGGAAGGCGATCACTCGCTTCATGGCCAAGATGCCGTACCGGCTGCTGTGCACAGCAACAGCCGCGCCGAATGACTACACCGAGCTCGGCAATTCATCAGAGACGCTGGGCGAGCTGAGCTACAGCGACATGCTGCGCCGGTTCTTTGCGCAGCTGGATGACAAGGGGCAAAAGCGCGAAGAGCGGCTGCAAGAGTCCGCCGAGGCGCTAATCAACGCAAACGCCAACTACTACAAGAAGCTCGCGTTCAGGGTATCGCAGACCATCGGCCAGTGGCGCCTCAAGCATCACGCCCGCGAACACTTCTGGCGCTGGGTGGCCAGCTGGGCTAGAGCCTGCCGGATGCCGTCTGATCTTGGCTTTGCCAATGATGGATTCGTGCTTCCACCACTGGTGGAGCGTGATCACATCATCGCTCCGGCCACTCCGCCCGAAGGAATGCTTTTCTCAATGCCTGCTTTCGGACTGGCGGAAGAACGCGAAGAGCGCAAGCGCACCATGCAAGAGCGCTGCGAGTTCGCGGCTCAGCTGGTGGATCACGATCGCCCAGCGGTGATCTGGTGCCACACAAATGCCGAAGGCGACCTGCTGGAACAACTGATTCCCGATGCTGCGCAGATTGCCGGCCGCACGCCAGACGATCGAAAGGCGGAGCTTTACGAGGCTTTTGCCGATGGCCGTCAGCGGGTGCTGGTGATCAAGCCCAAAATCGGCGCTTGGGGTCTGAATTGGCAGCACTGCGCTCACGTGGTGACGTTTGCCAGTCACAGCTATGAGCAGTATTACCAATCGGTTCGCCGGTGCTGGCGATTTGGCCAACAGAACACGGTTCATCTTGACGTGATTGCCACCGAGGGCGAGGCCAGGGTGCTGGCCAACATGCGCAACAAGGCCGAGCGAGCGTCTGCCATGTTCGAAGAACTGGTGGCACAGATGAACAACGCCACTACGATCAAGCGCACCAATCTCTACACCACCAAACCGAGGCTCCCGCAATGGCTGTAAAGGATCAACTGATCACCGACAACTACGCCATCTACAACGGCGACTGCATCGAGGTGATGCAGGGCTTGCCTGATGAGTCGGTGCATCTTACCGTTTACTCTCCGCCGTTTGCTGGGCTGTATCAGTACAGCAGCGACGACCGCGATATGTCTAACTGCCTCAACTATGACGAGTTTTTTGATCACTACGGGTTTTGTATTGGCGAGATCGCCAGACTGACAATGCCCGGCCGCATCTCGGCTGTTCACTGCATGGACATTCCGCTAAGCAATGCCGGCTGCGATTCAATGTTCGACCTACCGGGCCGGATTATCCGTGAGCATGAGGCCAGAGGGTTTGCCTATGGCGGTCGGCGGGTGATCTGGAAAGAACCGTTGCTAGTGCGCAACCGCACGATGATGAAAAGCTTGCATCACAAAACACTGTGCGAAGACTCAACTCGCAACAGCATTGCCAACGCCGATTACCTGTTGATGTTCCGACGCAAGGGCGAGAACCAAATTCCCGTGACTCACGAAGTGGGGCTACTGCATTACAGCGGCGAGCGCACCGTTCCAGCCGACCTGAACGGGTTCCGCGGAATGAAGGGGGACCAGAAAAAGAATCAGTACAGTCAATGGATTTGGCGTCAGTACGCTTCCAGTGTTTGGGATGACATCAGGATCGATAACGTGCTGCAGTTCCGCAGCGCCAAAGACGGTGAAGACGAAAAGCACGTGCATCCGCTCCAGCTGGATGTGATTGACAGGGCGGTGGTGATGTGGAGCAACCCAGGCGAAACCGTGCTCACCCCGTTCATGGGTGTTGGCAGCGAGGTTTACGGGGCCGTTCAGGCTGGCCGCCGCGGGATCGGGATTGAACTGAAGCCCAGTTACTACCGTCAGTCGGTGCGGAATCTGCAACTCTCTGGCGAGCAGGTTGGCGACGTGGATCAACCTGAGCTGTTCGGAGAGCTGGAAGGGTGACGGTGGCCGTCCGCCGCCGAGAGCGCCTCTGGCTGTCGCCGGCCTGCATCGGGTCGGCCCAGCTGGGGCTCAGCCTGCCCACCCCATGAGCCGCCACAGCCCTCCGGCCTGCCCGAGCTGCCCGAGCTGCCGCAGCCATCGCACGCACACACGAGAGACGCACCGCCTGGCCGATGGCGGCCGGCGCCGGCGGCATGAGTGCCACGACTGCGCCTACCGGTGGACCACCTGGGAGGGGCCGCAGCCACGCAGGGGGCGGATGCCCGGGGAAGCGCGGCCGAGCCCCCGGCGGGCGCCACTGACCCCCGATGAGGTGCGGCTGATCCTCGCCTCGCCGCTGAGCTCCCCGGTGCTGGCGCAGCAGCTGGGCTGCTCAAGGCAGGCGGTCTGCGCGGTGCGCCGCGGCCTGTCTCATGCCGATGCCTGGCCCGACCTGCCGCGCCGGCCGAAGGCGGGCGATCGCCCGTCCTGCTACCGGTGCCAGCACTGGGCCCGCGGCGCCTGCGGCCTGGGGTTGCCAGATCCGATCGAGGAGGGGCCGTCGTTCGCGCAGGACTGCTCGCTGTTCCAGGCCATGAAAAAGGAGCCGCGGCCCAACCGCAGCCCCTGAACCACGACACGGGACACCCATCGGACCCGGCGGCATC